CACATAATGAGGGTGATGTTTTACATAATTTTATAGAAAACAAACACTACAAATGTGTTAGATTTAGTTTTGATGCAATACTTAATGAAGATACATACACACAAGAATTTACATTAGAACATGAAAATTGTTCTCAAGATTTAAAATGTGCGTTTGTAAAAAGACCAACTAAAATAAAAATGGAGAATTAAAATGAACATGATGAATAATTACATTAGCTATACAACAGCAAAACCAAATAATCCTAAAACTAAATTACTTGATAAACTTTGGAACTTGCACAGTGATGCCGAGTTTGGTGGACACACATTGTTTGTTGAATATTGTAATGCACATAAAATTAATTTTAAAGATTTTATAAAAATTTACAAGTTACAAGAAAAAAGCAAACAAGATATTAGGGATTTTTTAGCATTTAAAAACGCAAAATCCATTACAGTTTGGAGAGCTGAAATAGACCATGATGAGGCTTATAGTCATGGTCATTCATGGACAGTTAATAAAAATGTCGCTAAGTTTTTTGCTAGTAGATGGAGTAACCCTCTTATATTAAGAGAGCTTCATTTAAAAAACCCTAATGTTAAAATATATGAAGCAACTATATCTGGTGATGATAATTTTTATTATTGCAATGATAGGAATGAGCATGAGATATTTTTAATTGACCCTAGTGTAGTTGAGTTTCGTGGAAGTGAAATATATGAAAGTAAGGAGTAAAAAATGCAAATATTATCATATTTAAAATCTATGGGTGAAACACCTTATAGTATTGCCAAGAAAGATAGATGGCGAGATTTAGGCACAGAAAGACAATGGTATAGATGGTGTAATGGTGAAAGCATACCAAGCCATAAAATAATGAAAATAATATTAGTTATGTCATCCGGTGCGGTTCAACCTAACGATTGGTTTGAAAACATTTGGAATGAAAACATTGTTACTATTTTGTCAAATGTGCATATAGATGACTAAAAAAACACACCTTTATGAGAATGATGAAGATAGAAATAATCAACAAAAGGTTATTGAATATGTCATGTATAAATGGAATTTTACCGCCCATGATATGCCGCTTGCTTATGAGTTTGATTTTGCTTGTATGAGAAATAAGAAAGTTGACGCAATGGTTGAGGTAAGATGCCGCAATATAGATGTCAACCAATTCGACACCATGATTATGTCCAACAAAAAATATATGTGGGCTATACAAAATGGTGATGAAAGTCACATACCATTCTTATTTGTTGTGTGGTGGAAAAAATCTAAGACACTTGGCTATATTGATTTAAACAAAAGAAAAAAAGAATTAATTGACCCAATGAAAAATCCAAGAGGTTTGGTGCATAGACCGGAACTAGGATTACAACTAAAAGATTACAGGAATGATTATCGAGATAGAGAAACATTAAGACATTTTAAGATAAAAGATTTTTGTATTATAACAAACAACTTTGGATAGAAATATGAATGTATTGAGTTTATTTGATGGAATGAGTTGTGGACAACTTGCATTGCATAGGGCCGGCATTAAATATGACAATTATTATGCTAGTGAAATAAAAAAATTTGCTATTGAATTAACAAAACATCATTATCCAAACACAATTCATGTAGGTGATGTTTGTAAGTTAAGTGCAAAAGATTTACCAAAGATAGATTTATTAATAGGTGGCAGCCCATGCCAAGATTTTTCAAATGCAAAAGTAAATGGAAAAGGTTTGGAAGGTGATAAATCAAGATTATTTTATGAATATTTAAGATTATTAAAAGATTGTAAGCCAAAATATTTTTTATTAGAAAATGTAAAAATGAAAAATAATAGCAAAAATCAATTAGATAATTATTTGAGTGTAGCAGGTGCTTTAATTAATTCTTCTTTAGTTAGTTATCAAACTAGGGCTAGATACTATTGGACTAATATTCCAAATGTTACTCAACCAAAAGATAAATTAATAAATTTTCAAGATTATAAAGAAACAAATAAAGATATATGTAAACAATATAAATTAAAAAAAACAAAATCAAGAATAGAAATGTGGAACAATGGTAATAAAGGAAACAATATAAAAAATTGTAAAAATATTACAAATTCAAAAAAGGTTGGCTGCCTTTTAAGGAAACAAGATAGAAGCCCAAATTCAGGTTTAATTGAGTTTGAAGATTTTTGTAGGTTTTTGACAAGAGAAGAACTTGAACAAGCACAAACTGTTCCTGTTGGTTACACTAAAACATTAAGTTTTAATCAAGCACAAGATGTTTTAGGTGATGGTTGGACTATTGATGTAATTGCACACATATTTAAAAATATTAATAAAAAAGTAAATAAAGATATACATAAAGAATATTATCAGCAAATATTAATTTAGGGAGAAAAAAATGGATAATGATTTACCTTATTACAATGTCATAAATAGTGAGATAGAATTGATACAACAAAGGGTTGGTATTCGTTCTTATAAAGATTTATTGGTATTATTTCACGAACAATGGGGTAGAGAAAATAACTCAATTCCAATAGATTATGCCGAGAAAGTTTTAAAAATTAATATAAAACGACTAAAAAAAGACACAGAAAGTCACCAAAAATATATAAGTTTTAACAAAAAAACTATCATTTCACCCTTCATATCTAAATTTTTTGAACAAAATATGGGTAAAAAAATATCAAGAAAGAAATGGAATGAAACAAGAAATAGTATGAAAAATCAACAATATAATAGTAAATTACAAGATATAATAAGTAAGGAAAAGTGAACGCATGCGTTTTTACATGAGTTCCCTAATAAATAAATGAAAATAAATAAATAAATAAATAATCACCATGATAAAGATAAAAGTTACAAAAAAGCATTTAGACAAGATTAAGGAAAAAGGGCTTAATCATGAAAACCTTTTAAGGGATGCCAATGAATATTTAAACAAACACCCTAACAAGTACAAGGATGCAAATAGATTTTTTCACAAATGGATAGACCGGACTAATGCAACTAAGCCACAACAAACAACAAGGCTGCAAGATATAATTAGGAGAATAAAAGAAAATGGATAATACAAAAGAAAGAAAACACGCTATAATGGACACCTTAATTGGTGAGGGTATTGGATTGCATTATAGTTTTGGTAATAAGACTGAAAATGACATAGCAACTTATATTAGGGATATATCAAGTGTATTGAATGATATGATACCAACATTTAACGACACAGATGATTTACATGACTATCTTATGGATTTTAAGAACTATATCATCACACATCATGTTGGTGATAAAAGTGCAGATTTTATGCCTAATATAAACAGAATGATACAATTTGTAGAAGGCTATAATAAGATGAATAAATATGGTGAACGCTATGAAAGATGGGAACTACCTAAAGGCACACAATTTAATCCACCTAATGATACACTCTACTATGATGATGAACTAAAGGCACAATGGCAATCTATGTTCCCTTATGATGTTAATTTAGCACTAAAATCATTTGCACCATCTATTCACAATAATAAAAGAATATATGCTGAAGAAAAATATATTCGTGCATTAATAAAATTAGGATTTATATTTAGTCACAACAAGGAGGTCTAATGGTTAAAGATATAAAACCAACTAAAGAACAAATAAAAAAACCTGAAAACATTTTTGTTTTAGAAGAAACTATAAAAGCCGGACAACTAAGATTAAGAAATAGAGGTTCAAGTGTTTACGATAGATATTATCAAAGGAAAGAAATTAACAACGAACAATTCCAAGCGGCATCAATGTATTATAAATCTTATTACATTGGGCATGAAAAAACATCTATCATTCCAAAATATAAAGAACGATTAGGTGGTGGGTCTATTCCAACTTTGACACCAAACGAACATCAGGAACATCATAGACAAATGTATGAAAAAGCAAGAAAGTCATTACCAAAGGATTTAAGAGGGTTTGTTGATGATGTAGTGTTATGGGATAGAAGTGTTAAAAATAGTGCTAAGAACTTAAATATAAGGGCTACAAGTGGGTTTGATATGTTCAAGGTATGTTTAACTATATTAAGTGATTTTTATTTAGATATTAATTAATATTAATTGAATTTAATATATTATTTTGACTAAATTAATTATTGTGTGTTATTTATAAAACAATAAGTTATAAGATTTATTAATGTGAAAAGGTGCGTCCACACGAACACCAACACAAATTTACGAAAAACAGGACAAAAAATGTCAACAAAAGAACAAAATAAGAACATAACAGGAACAAAAAGAAAAGCCGGTAGACCCAAAGGAAGTGTTACTAATAAGCAACGAAAAGGTGCTTATGATATATTAAAGAGAAGTTTCGGTTATGCCTTAGAGGAAATGAGCAGCCGCAAAAACAAACCACAATTACATGAACTTATTAATGACGCATTAACTAATGATATAAGAGATATAAGTAAGTTTGCTTTCTTATTCCCACAACAAAGCCAGCTTAATATAAAGGCAGATAGTCTGGTTAAATCCATAGGTGTAGTTGCAGACCGCATAAAGAATTATAAACAAGATGAAATTAAAAAGGGTGATGTTATAGATGTCACCCCTGAAGAAATGGATGACGACTAAATAGAATATAATTATATATGTTTATACACCCCCCCTTGTTTTTGTGCCGCACCCTAGCGGTAATAATGATTATACCCCTACCTATACTAAAATTATTTTAAAAAATTTCCGACAAAATTTGTGTTTTATTCGTTAAGTGTATAGAAGATAGAAAATTATTTTTTATCGAAATATAAGGACAATAAAATGTTAAAAAAAGATTTAGTTAAAATATTTCAAAAAGGTCGTGATTTAATTACTAGCGGTGGATATATACAACAAACAGATGATGCTATATCTGATGAAGAAATGTTAGTTCTTGAAAAACATTTAAGTGAATTTTGGGTGTTCTTTGAAGAAGCAAATAAAAAGGACATTGAACTAGGATATTTAGACCCTAGCCAGATATAAAAAAAGGGGGTTAAAAACCCCCTTAATTTATTATCTTGGTAAGCCATACCACTTACCACGCCACCGGTCTTGCTTTTCATCATAATAATCTTTCTCAATCCAAATCGAGTTTACTGCTCGTTGTGGTCTATGTGAAAATTTTTTGCTTTTTGCGGTTTTTGGTTTTATTTGTCTTTTTGACATATTACACTCCTATAAATTGTAAATAAGTGGCTATTGATATAGCCACTATAAGTATATATTCTAATTCATCATTCATTTATTTCTCCTAAAAAGATGGGTCACGATATTTTTTTCTTTCGCCAAAAAATACACGATAACTTATATTGGTTTTATTCCATCTATTGGTTTTTTCGTTTCTAACAACTTGTAACCAATTTTTATTTTTATCTAATTTAAAATATAAAACCTTACCTTCATTATTAGGTGAGTAAATATATTCTTGATTAGAATAATAGTTACTGTCTTTTGATGGCTTAGCAAAGTCCTCTTGAATAGCTACCATATCTTTTTTATAATTTATAATGGTATAAGGGTAAACATCAGAACCAACATATACAGATGCACCACCACCTTGAAAAATATTTTCATTAAAGATGATTGATTTTGCTCTTTCTTCTTCATTATAAGTCATTATTTACCTCCTTTTAATTCTTGAATTTTATAACTTAGGGTTTGTAAATCCCAGTTATTCCAATCCATTTCACCTTGTGTGTTTCCATGAAATAATTTGAAAAGAACATCTCTCTCTTTTGTTGTTAATGCAAGTGTTAGGACATTAAATCCCTTGTGAGTTAGTTTGTATTCATTTTTTCTATTTTTAGTAGTCATTTTAGTCTCCATAATTAATTAACAATATAGACAAGGTACATCTATTGACAATATAAGTCAATACAAAATATAAAAATTTTTTCAATTTTTTTTATTACTATATATGGTGTTGACAAACTCTCACAAATCACCAAATATGGTTAAATGGTGTTTGTTGTGCTATTCTCCCCAATTAACAATAAAGAAGGAACACCAAAAAAAATGGCGGCACAACAGTTATTACCTCTTGAGGTGGTGTAGGTAGGTTTTTCGAAAACTATCCATTTTTGTCCTATCTACACCTTTAAAAAGGAATTTAATGTTAGCCGAACAATTAGAAGAAATTATAGAAGATTTAGCAGCAGACCCTGTAATGTTTGTTGAAACAATGTTGAATGTTAAGCCTGAAAAATGGCAAAAAGAATTTTTATACAATGTTCAAAACAATCCAAGAAATGCAGTTAAGTCAGGACATGGTGTTGGCAAAACTGCCGTTTTATCGTGGTTGATATTATGGTGGTTGCTTACAAGACACCCATGCAAAGTAATATGTACCGCAAACACAGCACACCAACTATCTGATGTACTATGGGCGGAAGTTAAAAAATGGGGTCGGCAATTACCGGAAGCATTTTATAATCAATTAGAAATGAAGAACGACAAAATTAACCTTGAAGGTGCAAGTGATAGCTATGCCGTTGCTCGTGTATCAAGGCGTGAAAATCCTGAAGCCCTACAAGGCTTTCATAGTGATAATTTACTTTTTATTATTGATGAAGCTAGTGGTGTTGACGATATGATATTTGAGGTTGGTGAAGGTTCTTTATCAACTCCCAATGCTAAAGTTGTTATGACCGGTAATCCAACACGAACAAGTGGTTATTTTTTTAATGCTTTTGCCGCTATGCGTGATAGATGGAAATTAATGACTGTTGCGTGTGCCGATAGTTCACAAGTATCAGCCGAATATATTGAGGATATGTCACTTAAATATGGTGACGACTCAAATGTTTATAGGGTTAGGGTTCTTGGTGAATTTCCTAGAGCAGAAGATGATACTGTCATTCCATTATATATGGTGGATAGTGCATTGCAAAGGGATGTCCAAGTTGACCCATATACACCGGTTGTTTGGGGTTTAGATGTTGCCGCCTTTGGTAGTGATAGAACGGCTTTATGTAAAAGGCGTGGCAATGAAATTATTGAACCTATTAAGTCTTGGCAAGGTAAGGACTTAATGGAAACAGTTGGTATTATTGTTCAAGAATACGAAACCTGCACTTTTAAGGATAGACCCACCGATATAATGGTTGATAGCATAGGCATTGGTAGTGGTGTTTGCTCAAGATTAACCGAACTTGAATTACCGGCAAGACCTATACAAGTAAGTGAAAGCCCAAGTATGCGTGATAAATATATGCGTTTGCGTGATGAATTATGGTTTAAGGCTAGAGAATGGTTTGAGGGTCGTGATGTTTACCTTGTGCAAGATGACAAGTTAATAGAAGAATTAATAGCCCCTCGTTTTAAATT